CCTTTTCACCATTTGCCTTTGTTTTTACAATCGTTTTTTCTATGCTGTTAATGGTCAAATATTCGCCTTCTTCCAACGCAGTATATACACGATAAACCTTGCCGCCTGCAATCAACGTAGGGTCCTCGCATGCTCCATGAAATACGATTTCAAAATCAAATGGAACGAAACTGTCACTCACCAGTTTGTTTGCATCGGATGCCGGTGCAAAATCAAAAGGAAAATCATTCGGGCAAAAACCGACATCCGGATTATCTTCTGAAAATATTGGCGTATATGATGAACCAAACACCTTATACACATCTTTCATCCATTTCCCGGTCTCACTGACAAATACGAATTCGTTCGTTATCACTTTGGATGCATACCAATCTTTAATTTGCTTCTGGACAAAATAACCTTCCATGTAGTAATCATCATTGACGATCAACTTGCCCTTCTTTACAGCATAAATATCTTTTTCAAAGACTTCCAAAAGTCTATTGCAGTATTCATCATACTTTTTCTTCGTAGAAGCAATCACCGCAATCTGTACTTTCTTTTCAACCATATTTCGACTGAACGAATATATCTTTGGATTGTATTCGTTCTTTGTACTATACGACCATTTGTAGTCCTTCAAATCAGACGATTGGAGCATATATGGCAGTTTGTTAAATTCAATTGTGTCGCCAAATGAGTTGACATATTTAATACAATCAAGCAAATGATTTCACCAGCCTTCCAATCTCTCTTTTATTCCATGAAATATCAGTCCCGGCAAGTGCTTTCTGAATCTCTTCAATTCGATTCGTTCCTGCCATTTCTTGAAGCAGAGTAATAATAGCATCCAACTTCTGGACAGACTCCCCATCCGAACTGCCCGGATTCAGTTTTGCCAATCTTAACGCAATCTGGTCCAACCATCCGGTATTTTTTTCAAGTGGGACAACCGCTTCAGATCCATTACCTTCCAGTAATCCAACCTGACCTCTTTCCAGGACGCCGCCTTCCTCTAACTCTGGTATCGTTGGAATGTCAAAGCCAAACTTTCCACCTCCGATAACCGGTACCCAATCCGGAACATCAAATGAAATTTTGTTAATACCATTAATTAAAAAGTTCAAACCTTTGATAATCAGGTTAATCGGAGCCTTCAAAATATCACCAATCACTCCAAACACGCTGGAAAAGAAACTGCCTACGCCACTGAAAACCGATTTAATTGAACTCCACAAGGTTTTGAAGAATCCTACAGTCGCACTAAATGCAGACTTAATTCCATTCCACGCACCTTTAAATATCTTTCCAAAGAACGATATAACCGGACTAAAGACTGCTTTGATTCCGTTCCATATTCCACGAAACACGGAAACCAGCACACCAAACACTGTTTTGATAGCAGTAAATGCGGCACCAAAACATTTTTTGAAAAAGGCAGCCACCGGGCCAAACACAACCTTAATTTTGTTCCATATTGCACTAAACACAGATGCAGCAACACTCCATGCAGTCTTGATTATGTTCCATGCATTTATGAACACATTTGCAATAAATGTAATAACCGTTCCAAGCGCCGATATAATTGGCGGTAATATCACACCAAGAATATTCACAACTGTGTTTATAATTGGCATAAGAACCGATGACAACACTGATACAATGTTCATAATTATAGGAACAATTGTATTTATTATATTTATAATTGGCGGTAAAACCGTTTGAATCACCTGCATAAGGACGCCAACTATGGATTGTATGATTGTCATCAGTGGTGGCAAAACAGTCTGCACAAGATTTGTTATAACCGGCAATATTGCTTGAATGGCACTCATTATTGTTGGCATTATTTGCGAAACAAAATTCATAATAAGTGGAAGAATTGTGTTTATCATATCTGCCAACTGCGGAAGTACCGTTGCCACAATGTTTGCAATCAACGGAACAATCGTAGCAATTACATTTGCTAACTGTGGAAGTACTGTCTGTATGATATTCGTCAATGCTGGCAATATCTGAGACAACGTACTTGTAAATGAGGTTGCAAGATTGCTAAGCAATGGTTGCAGCGTTCCTGTCCACAAATTAGTAAACACCGTTTTTAACTTTTCAATAACAGGTAGTAATGTTGCCTTCAACCCTGATACAAGTCCGTTTACCTGTTCTCTGAATTTGCTATTGTTTTTATATGCATAAGCAAATACACCTGCCAACGCAGCGATTGCAGCAACAACAATTCCAATTGGTGAAGCAAGACCGCCAATTCTTCCAAACAAAGTAATAATCTTTCCAATTCCTGATGACAATTTACCAACAGTAAGAAGAACAGGTGCGATTGCAGCAACAATTCCGGCAATCTTAACAATCGTCGTTTGCGTACCCTTATCCAGTTTTGAAAACTTGTCAACAAGTCCCTGAATATGCGTTACAAACTCTTTAATTTTTGGCACAACAATTTCACCAATCTGAATAGCCACGCCTTCCAGCTGCGATTTCAATATCGTAATTTGTCCACTCAAATTGTTAATCATGGTGTCAGCCATTTTCTTTGAAGAACCGTCACATTCATCAATTGATTTTGTCAGTTTTTTATAATCTTTATCACTAGCATTCACAATAGCAAGAAGTCCGGACATACCGGTCTTGCCTGCAAGGCTCGCTGCTTCTTGTGCCTTTTGTTCTGCTGTAAGTCCTGAAAACTTGTCCCTCAATTCTTCTGTAAGCTGTGACATAGGTTTCATTTTGCCACTTGAATCGGTAAGCGAAAGACCAAGCCTTTTCATGGATGCTTCAACAGTATCAGAAGGTTTTGCAAGGTTCGTTAATAAAGAACGTAAGGACGTACCTGCTTGTGAAGCCTTTATTCCGCTGTTAGCCATAAGTCCAACAGCAGCAGCAACATCTTCTGCCTTATAACCAAGGGAACCGGCTACTGGTGCAACATACTTGAATGTTTCACCCATGAGACTAACATTCGTATTTGCGTTTGATGATGTTGTAGCAAGAATGTCAGCAAAGTGCGTTGATTCATTTGCTGACATTCCAAACGCCGTCAGTGCATCTGTTACAATATCGGATGTTGACGCAAGGTCTTCACCGGATGCAGCAGCCAGATTCATGACACCTTCCAAACCATTAAGCATATCATCTGTTTTCCATCCCGCCATAGCCATATAGGACAACGCATCCGCAGATTCAGAAGCTGAAAACTTCGTCTTTGCACCCATTTCTTTTGCTTTGTCCGAAAGTTTTATCAGATCGTCACCTGTCGCTCCCGATATAGCCTGCACATTTGACATCTTCGACTCAAAAGAAGCATAGGTTTTTACCGCCGCTGTTCCAATTCCTGCAATAGCTACCGTTGCCGGTTTCATCTTTCCACCAATTCCCGATATTTTATCACCTGCACTTTGCATTTTTGTACCAACCGTTGTTGCAAGCAAGCCTGCCTTTTGAGACACCTCATTTATCTTCGTGTTTGCTTCGGAACTGTCCACTGCTATTTTTCCAACCAGTTTAAAAAGTTCCATTTCACATCTCCTCCTTTCCTCTGTATTTCTCTATCTGTCATTTGGATTGAAATTCTTCAAAATATCTCTCGAACAATTAATAGTTGTTTCAAAATCAATGTCTTGCGATTCTACTTCAATCGGCTGCTTCATCAATCTTCTGAACTCAGAATAGTCGTTTTCAAAATCCTTATGAAGCCATGTATCAAACAAGGTATCATTTATCACCCGTTCGTTATTCATATCATGGATTTCACTAACAAACTCTAAAAACCGTCCACAGCCAATCATTGAATCAAGCAACAAAAATGGACTTGCATATCTACTAAATAGCAAGTCCATAAATTGAATGTCACCTATTCGAACAATTCTGAAACAACCTGAATAAAATCCTTGAATTCATCCTTTTTGATTACATCAATTACCATTTTGACAAACGTGTTCATAGGAAGTTCTGCAATCTCTGATTCTTTCATTCCTGAAAGTCCTGACAAAAGCTTGTAAATATCTTTTTCGCATCTTGCAATATTGTCTACCACAATACTAACAACATCCATGATAATCGTCATTCCAATCGAATCAACATTATCCGTTCCACCGCTTGCAATCATTTGCTTTACTTCATCAGATTCGAAGCATTTCTTGAATTCTTTTACTCCAATTTTACTGATGATCTTAAACATTGGAAAAATGTCTTTGCTACATAAATCCCTCAATTCATAAGTTGTTTCTTTCACTATACAAACATCCTTTCTACTTTGTCTTTACTTCAGATTCTTTCTTTTTTTCAGGTACAAGTTCAACAAAATGCCCGACTGTTTCAATCTGCTCATATCGTGCTTCACTGCAATCGAACACATCATTAACTTCCCGTGGCTGCTTTGTTTCCTTGTCAATAAATGACCTAAGTACTTTTACTTTCATATTCTCCCCCCTATGCTTCTACTTTTGGATAGTAAATCTTCCAAGGCAGCGTATCGAGGTCTGTATCATCTTCAATATCTGCGTGACAAGCAAATGTATAAGCTCCAACAGCGCCCTCTTTTGATTTCCCTTCCTGCTCCATTCCGGATGTACACAATGTATTCTCGAAAATCACAATAATGTTTCTGCCATCCAGCATCTGACCAACAAATGCAATATTATCGTAATAATCACCATCTGAAAGCGAACTTTTAGATTCAATGAGTGTATACGAACTGTCTTCTGAACTTCCATTCTTGCCGATAGTGGAGGATTTAATAATTTCCTCTGTCAACTCAACAAAGTTAATTTCCATTTCTGCAGTTTCACCAATTTTCTGTTTCAATCCTTTCGTTGGTACAAGCACACCGTCCACTTCAACATCATAAAACTCCGGCGTAATGGACACTTTAGAGCCACCACTCGTTGCTCCGATGATTGACTCTTCAAAGTTCCAACCACTTTCCGCTTTATACTCTAAATTTTTGTGAATCGTACCGGCACCAAAAAGAATGTTTTTCGGGGTTCCGGTTGTCACACCTGTTTTTCCTGCTTTTGACATAATTACTTCACCTTCCATTCTTTGATTGTTAAATTAATTTGTATCTTCTTCAACGCAGCATCACCTGTCGGAACAGCGAAACTGTTTGAATAAAAAATAGCCACACCGGAACCACTCGCCGTAATTTCCGTGTGACCATTGACCGCATCAAAATATGCTTGTATCAATTCTTTTATTTCTTCTAAAGAAAGCCATGTCCCCCTTGTATATCCAGTCAGAATAAAGGATGACTCCTGCAAACCATCTTCCGTAGATTGTTGTGTTTCACCATACTCACCAACAAAATATGGATACCTTATTTCTGATGTCCATTCCATAAACTCATAATTCAAACCAAGGCTTTCCATCGAATCCGATATGATTTTTAGGATTTCTTTTGTCATTTCCCCAGTCCTTTCAATATACTTTCAAGTCTTTTCTGGATGGCATTCTTTTTTGCTAAATATGCGGTGTAAAACGGTCTTTTTGCCCTTTTGCCGGAAGTCTCAACATAGTCCACACCGCCTTTTCCATGCACAACTTTCATCCCGTAAGCATCAACTACATTTTGGGAAATCTGACCCTCTGCATTACCAATAGGTATGTACCATTTTCCTTTGCGGCCATCGCCATTCAATGCATATTCACCGGTTCCAAACTCTTCCCAAATTGCATTTTCCATTGGATTTCCAATAGCAGCCTCCAGTTTTGATTCATCTACCTGGTAAGTCCATTCACTTTTGGTTTTACCACCGCTAACCTTTCCTACGGCGGTATTCCTTTGCGTCTGCGAAACCAAAGCACCTGCTGCCTCATGAAGAAACGCTACTGCTTCGCTTTTCATATCTGCTTTAATGCGTATATGATTATCTTCAAATTTTACGGACATCCTAATCACCACCTGTATATTTCAAATAGATTTCCATCTGTTTATGCATTTCCATCGGATCATCTATCAGCATCACATCATATGGCTTTGAATTTACCACCATTCTTGTACTTTCAGCCGATACCTTAACAACTTTTCCATCAACTTCAAAAACATCAGGAATCGGCATGTAATCCATTAAGAACACATGCGTAGATTCCTGTATTTTTGCATTGAATGTTGCATACTTGGAATCTCCTGAAGAAAGGTCAAGCCATCCACGCAACGCCATAACATCGTGCCATGATTTCACGGATTCTCCGATTTCATTCTTTGTGGTGGCAGATACTTGAAGAATTGTCGTAATGTTTCCACCAATCATTCAAATCCCTCCTAAAACCTTGCTTTCATGTAAGGCTTCAAAAAACCAAGCAATGACTTTGGATAGCCCATTGAAGAATTATCACCATCCATATTGAAATACGTTACTGAGTGTCTGCTGAGTGTCTCCGATTGAATTCCCACTTTATCACGGTTTTCCAAATCCCATTTCAGCATGTTAATAACTCCCATCTGAACGTCCTTCGGATATTCAATTTTGGTACAAAGAACACGTCCTTCATCCAATACAGTCTCATTCACGGTAAAGATATCCTTTTCCGCTTCTTTGACCGTATACAGCCCTTCGTTTAACTGTGATTCCGTAATTTGCACCGTATCACCAATCTTGAAGGGCGTTATGTCATCGGCAAAGAAAAGACCGCCAACAATATCAGCGGTTCTTCTATATGCTCTTTTCTGAAAATTGTTATTCGTGTATCTCCTGATAAGCAGTTCAAGTGCCTGAAGTTTCGCTTCAAGCACATTGTCTGTCAAGTCAGATTGCACAAATGTTTTAAACTCTTCAACTGACATTATCATAAGGGAGCCTCCTTATTTACCAAACTTACCAAGAACAACCTTTGCCGAGTTTGTAAGTGCAACACCGTAATACTTAGCCGCCGTAATATCATGGCGCTGTTTCTTCGGCAGCCACTCGTGGTCAACCTGCGTATCTTTCTTCAAAAAGATTGTAAGAGCCGGAAGCTCATCTTCCGTATACTCAGTCTCAGGAGAATCCGGCTCCATCTTAATAACAGGGCAGAGATAAGCAGCCGANNNNTTGTAGTAGTTGCTGTTACTACTTTCATAGAGCCTTCTGTCACAACTGCCGGCAGTCCGGAGCCTTCTTTTCCAGAGTCTTCCGTTGCTGTAATCGTAGTTCCTGAGGATGTCCACGTATAGCAGGAAAGCACCTCATTTTCTGAATCATTCAGTTTAGCAGCCAAAGCAGTTGCATTACCGGTCGCAGTATCCGTTGACAACAAGAAATCCGTTCCGGCTACAAATGGTACTCCATTAATAATAATTTTGTCGCCATTCGATGCCTTTGTATCGATTTTGATTGTGTAAACACCGGCAACGGCATTTACTGCGTCAACTACTTTTACCTTTTTAGATTTCTTAATCCAACATCCTGCAATTTTACCGATTGCACCATTCACTGCAACACCTGCCTGGAATTTATCAGCAGATAAGAAATCCTTGTCTTTCAAAAGTGTTGTTTCCTGTCGTGGATGAATGAACATAACTTTATCAATACCATCCTCTTCATCCTCAAACTTCGTCACACAGTCAACCACAGCATCATATCCAATCGGATTATCTGATTTGTTTACTGTAATCGGTGCTGTATACGCTGCGTCAAGCAAATCATTGTCAACTTTTCCAATGATGGAGTCTGCAAGCTGTTTTTCCGACTGTCCAACTGGATTTCCAAGACCTGAATTAATTGCCGTCTGCAAAATGCCAATGGATTTAGCGGCACATTTAATTGTGAAGGTTGTGCTGCCTGCTGTCAGATTGGTCAATTCAATCTCATCACCATCTTCATTTTCAGGATCGAAATCCTGCGCATCTCCAATGTAATTCCACGAAGGAACCGTTTTGGTATCTCCCGGTACTCCCTGAAGCGTAGTATCCACTTTGGCATAAGGAATAAGTTTTGCCTGTGCATTGATTTTCGCTTCAATCATATCACCCATAACCTGTGGGTTAATAACGTCATTTAATTTTGTTGCTGGCATAGTTTTTACCTCTTTTCTTTCTTATTTACGAATTCATTGCAGCCGCATACGCCTCCGGATTTTCTTGTGCAATCCTTGCACGTTCCGCATACGGTTTTTTCAGCAATTCACTCTTTGTTAATGTGTCCTCGTTGTTATTGTTAGGAAGCGTATTTGGTGTGATGATTCTTTCACCACCTGAAGCACTTTCAAACATTGCCGGGAACTGCGTCTTGAGACCTGCAAGCATATCATCCCAGCCTTTGATGTTATCATTTTCATCCAGTTCCAGAGACGAATTCTTTTCCTTCATCTTCTCCTTTAATTTGAATGACAAATAGTCAACATCAACGGCATTCTCAGAAAGCAGGGCAACCTTAACTGCGGATTGCAATTTGGTTTCCGCAAGCTGATTCTGCAGGTTTGCAACTTCTGTTTCATAACTGCTAATCTTCTGCTGCAATCCTTCTTCCCCTTTGGTTGCTTTTTTCAAATCAGCAATCAATTCATTTGCAGTTGTAAGTTCTGCATCTTTTCCGACAATCAGATTGTTCAGTTTTTCAACCTCGGATTCATACTTGCCCTTTCCAACATACTCGCCTTCTGACAAGTCAGCATATCGAACATGCTTTAACTTGTCAGGTTCCTTTGCATTGACCTCGTCAAGTTTAGCCTGTACTTGTGCATACAACTCTTTACCTAACAAATCTTCTAACTTCATATCATTTCCTTTCCCATGCCGACAAACTTGCAGCATGCGTGACAGTTTTATATCCTTATCACAGGGATAGATTCAGCATAGTTTTCATGTCATAAGCCTATTTTGGACATATAAAAAGGACACCATTTCTGATGTCCTTATTTGTTAAACCAGTGCTTTCGCAATTGCTTCTGCACATTTTGCCGCATCCCATTTCTTTGCATCATCTTTGTCATCAACAAAGCAGCATTCAATCAACATTGCAGGGGATTTTGTTTTTCTAAGCACATACAATGATGTGTTTACCTTTACGCCTCTGTTTGTAATGCCTAATGCTTTAGAAATGTTTTTGCAGACCTGTTCGGCATCTTTCTTTGCTTTGGAAGTATTTGAATAGATATATACTTCAACGCCGCCCGTTTTTCCGTCGCCTTTTAAATCATCTCTTCCTGAGTTCAGATGGATGGACACATCACGCTTCACTGTATGTGCATTGCATTTTTTCACAATCTTTGTCAGGCACCCTGACTGTGTTGTTTTCTCATCGCATGTACAGTCATAAGCTGTATGACCTTCCTTTTTCAGTAATACAATTACTTTGTTTTTCACTTTACGTGCTTCTGTAGATTCTTTCAGGATGCCAACAGCACCTGATGCACCTTTTCCGTCAGGACAATGTCCTGCATGAATATTAAATTTTGCCATTTCTTATTCTCCTTCCTTTGTTTCAACTTCTGGAATACCTGCAACCGATGTCAACATTGACAAAACACCTGCCAGTGCCGATGCAGATACTACCATCAACCAATTAACCTGATTAATCACTGCTGCTGTTCCAATTGTCGCCACAGCAGTTTGTGCGACAGTCTTGATTGCTCGAATTCCTGCCGCTTTCAACCATGCTTTGTTCACCATTTTCACCTTCTTTCTTTATACATATAAAAAAGACAGCCTTTTTGACTGTCTTTGATAT